CGATGGAGAATGTATACCGAGCACAGATTTAATTCCCGCCAGCATATCTTTTCCTATCTGGATTATTGTACTGACTACTTCTTTTCCACCATTCTTGAGACCGTTTACAAGCCCCTCCAATATGTACTTCGGTATGTTGTCGGCATCTTTAAGCCCCTGTATCCAATCTTTGAAACCGTCTGAAAATTTTCTAAGATACGGTGAAACTTTATCCAGTACCTTACCGAACAATTTACTGAAGTCGGTGGCATCCCGAAGTTTTACAAGGAAGTCTCCTATGTATGCAGTTACTGTCAAGAGATCCAGATTAAAATACTTGAGCAGAACATTTATCGCTTTAAGGCTTATTTTTAATCCTCCGCCAACAATGTTGCTGATCATGCTGATTAAAGCGAATAGCCCCTTGAGAGTTCTCCGGAGTTTGTCTGCCTTTTCATCGCTCATAACAAGATGCTGTGAGAACTTATTGACAGTTTCCGTAATATGATATAACGTACTTTCTCCGGACTTATCCGATGTTGTGAACATCTCTGAGTATGCCTGTTTGAATGCTTTGGCAACCTGGGTTGCTCCTTTTACTGCATTCTGGAAAGACTCTATGATAAGTTCTTTGCCACTTGGTTTGTTCAGACTCGCTATCAGCTCGCTAATCGGAGTACCTGTCTTTTCCGCCTGTGTTGCAAGATCTCGAAGTGTCTTTATCTGGTCTTCGGTAAGCCCTAACGTCTCTGCTTCTTTATCTGACAAACTTGCCATGGCCTCTGTGAGCTCATCTGCACTCAACGTACAATCAGACCAGTTATGCCCATTACGCTCCCAAACTTTATTAACCAAAGCCTGTACCTGAGCATAATCGTAGTTGGCTGCGGTGAGCGCCTTTATTCTTTCCTCGCCATTACCAAAATCTCCGCGAATAGTTTTCGAGACAACATCATTGAAGTATTCAACCTTGTTAGTTATGTCCTGTGTAGACTCAGATGCTTTGGATGTGACATTTGTGAGCCTTTTCAGAGTATCTATTATCAAACTGCCAGATAATTTACCCTTGGCAAAGATATTTGCCAGTGAGCCATACTTCTTCAGCAACGAATCTATGTTTATGCCTTGTTCTTTAGCAACCTCTTTAAGTTTTGCTGTAAAGGTATCTTCGGATACGCCAGCTTCGCTTATCTTATTCATGAGATTATCCCATTTTGAAGTTAATCCGCTGAACAGTGTTTTTGGATTGATCTTGTTTACCAAAGTATTTGCGTAATTGATAAGCTTGGCTACGCCTTTAGAGGCACTCTCTACGAACGGAAGTGTTACCTCTTTTATATCATTTATCTTCAGTCGAACAGTGTTAAGTATTCCTACTAATGGACCATTCTGTTCTATGAGCGGCTTATAGAAATTCGCACCGATCTTAGCAAGCGCTGACTTAACATTTGCTAATGCTCCATCAAATGTCTCGTTTGCTTTCTTGGCATGCTCTCCATATTCTTTATCCATAATGTCGGCAAACGTCTGGAAATCTATCTTGCCTTTGGAGACCATGTCACGAACTTCGGCTTCGGTTGTATTAAGATACTTTGCCAATGTAGCGGCAGCGTTCATACCCCTTCCTGAAAGCTGAAGCAACTGATCTCCCATCATTCGTCCCTGGCCAGCAATCTGTGTATATATACGACCGATATCTTCGTATGTACTTCCAGTCATAGCTGCCACACCAGAAATGCCTCGTAATGCATGTTGCATGCCTTCTCCGGCTCGCATACCAGAAGCTGCAAGCTGAGCTGCTACACTTGCTGCCGCATCAAGACTATATGCCGTTCCTGATACACCATAATCGACATCGTCCATTATTGCGGCCACCTGCTTAGCATCATCCTGTAACAATCCCATAAGCTTGAAGTTTGCCTGATCAAGTTTCATGGCTCTGCTGAGACCACCGCCCGATATAGCCTGCTCGACAAAGTTTTTCGCTTTGGTTACGGATGTCATGACGGTGTTTGTAAGGTTCTGTACAACCTGCATTCCAGCTATACCCATAACTGAGAATCGCTTCCTGAGATATTCAACATTCGATATAAGGCTGTCAAACGATACACTCTTAGCCGCGCTGTCTATAGCCTGAAAACTTTTCTCAGAACCCCTAAGCTGAAGTTTTTCTTTCAATCTATCCAATGATGTCATGGTTGTTTTGACATTTGTTTCAAAGTTTTTGTTGTCAAATTTCATCTCGACAACTTTTTCATCGATTGTGTTGCTCATCCACTTATCACGTCCTTCCATGCATCATTTGCTATTTGGTCAAAAATAGGCCGGATAGCAGGATTGATGTAATCTCTTCCTTCTACCCAGCCTCCAGTACCGGTTCCGTGTCCGTATTGCAGTATCACAGCTATCGGAACCCCTTCATTCACGTTTGAATTTAAAAAAGAGATTGTAGCTGTTCCGTTCTTATTTTCTATCTTGTAATACCATGAGCTGGCAGTTTCTCCTGAATCAATAGGTGTTGCCGAAGCCAGTGCTTCTACCCCAGCTCTGCCATACCTATTGAGTTTTCCAAGATGTATTCCTTCTTTGGCTCGTTCAAGAAAACTCGTAAGTTTTGAGAAGTCGCCTTTCTGCTTAAACTGAATAGCACTCATACAATCCCCCTATCCGGTCACCCCTTCGTGTGCCATTTTCTTTTTCTTTCTGCATTCAGCTTTGCATAGTAATCCAGAGTCTCTGCTTCCGACCGTTTTTTCTGTGGTTTGTTCTCTTCCTCGAATATCTTGAGTAATGTCATTAATCGATTGAGGTGCCATTTCTCGCATTCAATGGGAACACCAAGACTAAACATGCAGAAATATAAATACTCTGATGTTATGAACTTGCTATTATGTTTTTTGGTCGTAGTCATTTCATTGAATGTTGTTGCGGTCATGGGGTCATTAATATAAGAAGAGATTTCTTCTATATTTCGCTGAGATAAAGCGAGAAACACTGAATCTTTCACATTTTTTGTGATTGTCATGCATTTGAAATAGTCAAGTATTTCTGTTGCCGAGTGCTGAAGTTTTGGGTCGAGATACGCTTTGTGATGCTTCTCTTCCCATTTTGAAAGTGACACCAAGGAGTGCTCCATCTGTATCGTGGTTTCTGGAATCCACAAAAACTGATTTGTATTCTCATTGAATATTTCAGTTTTTGGTACAGTAATCTGAAGCACTCTGGATCACCCCTCTATTACATGCTTGCTAATACGTTTGCCGTATTATTCGTAGCTGTTTTTTTCATTTCCTCTGACACCTTTTTAGGCATGATACCGTTTATAAAAGCTGCCCCTGCCTCATCATTAGTAGCCAGCTCCATAAAAAGCTGATCGTACATTGGTGTCGCAATAAAATTAAGATAAAGCGGATTTCCTTTCTCATCTGTCTTACGGAATGACTTACCATCTGGGGCAAGCTCGCCATATGATTTACAGATAACCTCCTTGAACACCTTGATAATCTCGGTGGTGTCCTTTGCATCTACAATCTTCTGAAGAAGCTTATCTAAACCACCCTTTTCTGAAAGTGCCATCTCCGTAAGCTCTGCTTCGCTTAGGTGGAAGTATTCGTCCTGCTTGATCTTGTTTCCTTCATAATCTTCATATTCAAATGTCTTCTTTAACATATTGTTTCCTCCTTAATAAAAAGTCCCCAACACATCTGATCTGACATGCTGGGGGCTACAAAAATTCATTGTTGCAGACAGAATACTATGCTGCCTGTGCTTCTGTGATGATCTGTGCGATCTCATCTGGAAGTGGGAGTCTTGGATCTGTGGTCGCATCGCCGTAAAGAACCTTCTCGATAGCTGCCATAGCTGCCTCTCCAACATCAACACTTGAGATCTCAAGGTATGCTGTAGACTTACTGCCCGTTACAGCAACTGGTGTTGTTGAAAGCTCGTATGACATTGTCGATGCCTCTGGGCTCTCGTTTGTTGATGAGTGAGTCTTGGATGATGGCTTTGCCACTGCTCCATAGATAATATGGATCTTGTATCCATACTCATCCTTCTTGGTATCGTTCCCCAGGATTGTCTGGTAAGTCATACCAAATGTCTTCCTATCCTGCTGACGGATTGTTACACCCTTTGCAATTGTCTTCTTACCATCGCAGGCATCAAACTCATCAGGTGTTGTGTAACATTCGACTGTAGATCCAAAGTCCTCTGCTGAATACAGTGAGAGATACTTCTGATTATCTGCATAAATCTTAGTCTCTTCTCCACCTGATGGATTCTCAGCTACAGAGGAAAGTCCATTCCATGCTACTCCCTTTGAGTATGCACCAGTTTCATCCTGAAGGTATAATCCGCCCTTAGATACACCTGTCTCGTAGAACTTCTGTCCGGTTGCATCCCAAACCATTGCTTTACTTGCCATAGTTTTTTATCTCCTTTTCTAACAATATAGTGTGAATACGTTGTGATGAAGGTTAGATGCCCGGTAATGCCTGTCATGGGTGCAGTAAGGCACCTCAAGCAGTTTTTCTATTACCGGAATATCTGGATCTTTTGAAATCACAACTATTTCATAGCAATAAAAAACGGAGTAATTTGAGTTGTCAGCTCTTTTACTCCGTATGGTTGTTCTTTGATATCTGATTGCCGGGTATGACATCTTTAACATCTCAGGGGGTTCGTAATACACGTTCGTACTGCCCAATAACTCAACGAGTAGGGCGTGCAGTTCAAGTCTGCTCATCTTCTGTATACACCTCCCCGATTGTCAAAAGAAGTCTAGGGTACTGAGAAGCATCAATCTTATCGACCTGCCACTTAGTACCCATATACTCTGCATATATGATGTTTGAGCAATTCTCAATGAGGCGTGGATCTGCCAGTATAGACAGGGTAACATCGTACTTGATGTTCCGATTAACACTCTCTCCAGATGACTGTCTTCGATAATAATTATTCATGGCGTCGCCATAATAATTACGGGCATATATCTTTTCTTCCCAGTACCCAGCTCGAGTCTCAATAGTTTTAGAATACCCTATTTCACCATACCATTTAGCCATTTTGAATTTCTCCTTATCTGATCTACTCAGACTTAACTGTTGCCAGCTTAGCTGTGGTAGATGTAGTTGAATCTGTAGTTACATACGTAACTGTAGCAACATTTTTCTTAACCTCGCATGATACAGGGAGATACTGAATGCCTGTGGCATCAACAATAACCATTCCCTTGATGAATGCGTCCTGAAGATCTGTTGCGTTGATCTTCTCAGTACAGTCTGCATCTGCATATGCAAATGTGTCAGCCGCCTTTGTATAAACCTTTCGTGCGGCTACATTTGTATCTGTGGAATTCATGAAAATCTTATCCATTTCTGTATTCTCCTTTCATCGACTTAGGCTACTGGCTCCTCGAGAGCGATAGCTGAGTATGGCTTTGTGAGGGCTCCTGATATACGTGTCTCAAGCAGGTACTTGTATCTGTTGAAGTCAATATCGAAATCATCAAACTTTGTAACCTCGCCGCCCTTTGTAGCACCAAATGTGTAATCTGTAAGATTTACAAAGATGCCAAGGAGCTTATGCTTCTTAGACTTATCATCAACTCTAGTGAGTCCCTCAAACTGCTCTACGGTATGGATCTCGTTTACGTTGAGTGCTGCTGCAAGATCGGCCTTTGAACTGTAGATTCTTCTACCATTCAGATCTCTTGCAAGGAGCATTACGTTGAGTGCATGTGGTGTGCAGTAGTAATCTGGTGTACCGGATCCCTTGAACTGCTCTCTTGAGTACAGGGCAGCCTCGATAAGTGCCTCAGCGTAAATATAATTCTCACTGAAGTTAGCACCTGTGTTTGTACCCTGGAGCTTAGTCTTAGCGGCTGCAAAATCAACATCCTTCTTGATACAGTACAGCTCGTCATCATGCCAAATCGATCTGATATGATCTTCATGGATCTTATCAGGATCACCGTCATCTCTGCCGTCACCGACAAGTGCTGCCAGAGCAAGAGTCTCGTCAAGAGAATGTCTCATAAGATTCCACTGATACGAAACTACATCGAAATCTGTGATGTCAACTATGTCATCTCTCTGAAGCTCGTCCTTGATGTACACTGTCTGTGGATCTGTTGTTCTGCTAAGCAACTTAATCTGATTACCATCTGTCTTGTAGTCACCCTTCTTCTGATAACCCTGTGAAAGGGCCTTCTGTCTTGCATCAGCGTTTCTTGTCCTGATTCTGGTAAAAGGCGCCTTATGAATCTTGCTCATTACAGCGCCAATCCATGTCTGATCTCTCTCAAGAGTATCTGGCTCACCCTTCTTAATAAGTTCAAACTCTGGAAAGAGCTGCTCGACATCCTCATCTGCGAAAGCTCCATGTGCAAGAGTATCCTTGTGCTCTGCAACATAGTCTTTAAGTGCCTGTCTGAATGATCCAACATTACTCTGCTTTGCAGCCTTGATAATTGCTACCTCGTCTGAATGAGTAAGCGCTGTTCCCTCAGACATCTCTGCCTGATCGAATACGTTATGCTTGATTGTTCCCATTTCTCCATCTCCTTCTTTATTATCTTTTTTTGCCTGAGAAACTGCTGTTCCAACTAAGAAATCAACAACTTTCTTCTGCTCTTCATTTAATGTGTTATAAACATCCTCTACAGTCTTGTCGTCATCAGACTTACCTTCTGACTGCTCTGGCGTCTTTGTGTCCTTGTTATCCTCCACTGTTTTCTCCTTTTCTGTCTTGTCGTCTGAGTGATAGAGCACTAAACCTGCAACATCGTAATTTGCAACGAACGCATCGTCTTCTCCATCACCATGTGCTATTGCCCAATCGATAGTTGCCCCCGGATTACCCCCTGCTAATACCAGGCTCAATTCCCTGATGATTCCGTGAACCACATTAGATCCTGCATGTTTCAACTTGTTCGCGTATATAGACAGAGACCTTATATCCCCATGCTTAACTAATTCCTTTGCGTGCTGTCCTTCCTCGGTGTTATTGAAGACACCGTACGCATACACACCATCTTCTCGGTTTTCGAGTACGGCATGTCCTAATACAGAATTCACCGAATCATGATCATGGTTCCAGACAATAGGAACTGTCACACCATCCTGATCTTTAAACGCGTCTTTCTTTATGGTTCGACCATCACTACACACAAGATCATTTCGTGTAGCCCAACCACCAAAATCGTATTTACCCATTTTGATTTTCTCCTTCCTGTGTTGTTTTATCTGTATAATCCTGTGGGGTACTCTCGTTTGGCTGTGCGATATTGCTATTGATAAGCTGATCAGCCTTTGGATCTGGAGAAGGCATCATGCCGATGATCTGACGTATCTCATTTGACGTCATTATTTCGTTTCTTGTGAACTTGTCCGCTATTTCTGCAATATTGCTGACTGGGACTAACTTGAATGGGTCTTTGAAATACGTGATCGACTGCCCCTGTGTTATGGCAGTCTTTGTTAAGAACTTTCGTTTGAACTCATCTGCGATTGCTGATGCGATTGGTTCTATAGTTCTGCTGTTGTAGTTCAGCATGGTCTTCTCGTCTGCTGTACCATCGAGAATACTCTGAGTAATACCTAGCTGTGCATAAAGCTGTTCCTGAAGAGTCTCTATCTGCTTCAAAAGATTATTCTCAAGAGATCTATTAAGCTGCGTTATCTTTTCGGTGCCGTCTGCATAGGCAATTCCATACTTAGATCCAGACAGCTGATCCTCGATTTCCTGACGTCTCTGATTCGCTTCTTTCCTCTTCTGTTCAGTTTTTATGATATATGGTAACTGGATTATAAGATCGAGTTTTCCAGATGCCGTCTGTTCATCAGTTATGTCCAAAAGGCTTAACTTACGAGCAAGACGCTGATAGACTGAGTTATACTCGTTGATTACCGCGTACATCGGATTTTCTATAATCGCAACGTTACGCTTAGGAAGGATAATATCCTCTTTTCTACCGGTTCGTTCATTATAGAGTCGAATCTTAACCTTATATGGAAACCATTCTGTGATCTTACCGACTCTCATTGATGTGATATCGTATGAATCGGTATCAGTCGGATCATAGAGTGTGTCCACAGGAACGACCGCTGCAACCCCTTCATCAAACATCGTGAGAACCGTATCTCTTATAAAAGAACGACTTGTCTGATCGATATTTGCCTCAAGGGTAAGGCATGTATTTAGCCCAGTATTCTTTTCAGATTTGAACCGGCCATTATCATCCAACTGACAATGTTTGAAGCCTATCTGTTCAACGTCTATTGCAATCCGGTTGAATATCGAAGTTATTATTGATCGTTCATTCCCTCGAGTTAATCGCACACGATCGGGTCGTGACGAATAACTGGCTCCCGCTGAGTATCCTAATGTTGGATCCTTATTCATAAAGGCATTCCAACCATTTTTCACCCTTTCGGGTAATCTGTATGTTGCCATTCATGCCCTCCTTAATCAAAAGCTTCACGATTAAGCTTGTATGCAACATAGGCATCCATCATGGCCGCAACTGCATCTATCTTCTGCTCATATCGTTTCTTCAATAATTTTCTATTACCATTTGTATCCTCGAGGGTTATGCAATTACCCATGGCAAATGTCATAAGTTCCTCATCAAACAAAAGAAGCCTGTCCTCAGCCAATTTCTTCAACTCGCCAAGAGGTACAGACTCAGTCTTTGCTCCCTGTATTACTTTTTCTATTCCGAACGGGCCATTTTCACGTTCCCATCTTTCTACAAAATCCCTTGCATTATATGGGTCAAAACCGAACGCTCTTACATCGTAGGAACACTGACAAATGTAACCGTCCAAGTCATCGTATACTTGCATCATGTCTAGTACCGTGCCTGGCATTACCATTAGACTGCCTTCCTTTATAAAAGTTTCATATTTCTGGCGCATAGCCGCAGGGAGTTTGAATAATGTCTTTTCAGTTATATAGTTTCTGGTTTTTATACCAAAAGCTCCTGTTGATAATGGGAATAAAAATGTGAAAGCGCAGAAATCGTCACCTTGTGATAGATCT